GCGTGAGATGCTTGAGGCTCAGTTAGATACGGGAATGTGGGAGCCTTGTGAGGCTGATATTGAGGATTATTTGCCGCAATTGGAACCTGATAAGGCGCAGCGATTGTTGGCGGAATTCTTCTCTGAGGATGAAGTGGACTTGACTTCGTGGAAGTTGATGTTGAAGAACAAGTTGAAGGCGACGCTGGACAGCGACGCCGAGGGTAAGGTTGCTCAATGTCAGACTTTGATGTATTTGCAGAATTCTGGCACCAATGCCTATTATTCTGCACAGCTTAGGCGTTATAAGAAGTGTTTTGATGCTATGCTTCGTCCGGAGGTTAGGATAAACAGTCAAGATTCGCCTAGTGGGATGGAGGAGTGGTACAATTCTCTTGATGCGGTTAGGAAGGTGCATTTGAGTACACATTCTTATGCGGCGGACATATTTACGTATGATAGGTCGCAGGAGCATGCTGCTTTGAGGTGTGAGTTCCAGTTTTGGAAGACTCAGGGCCTTAACAAGTTTACGGTTGCGAAATGGTCTGAGACCATGGGTTTGAAAAGGGCATCGAGTGCTATGCTTGGCGTCGTCTTGTCGGTGGTACTTTCAGGTCTTTCAGGCGATTGGAAGACTCTGTTTAGGAATGGCATTTTGAATGCCATGGCATTGGTCTACTCAACTAGCATCACTCGTCGGAGTATTGTTATGATGGATATCAAGGGCGATGATTCTGACTTGGAGTTTTGCCACCCGATTCAGGTGGAGAGCGCCGTTGAGGGTTTAAGTTTAAACTTTAATTTCAGTGCCAAGTTCTTTACGTCTGATGTTCGTTATATGTGCAAATATTTCCGTGTTAGGAAATGGGGCAGATGGTATTTTGTCGCAGATCCATGGGCGAAAGTGGAGTCTGTGTGTGCTCCTCAGTTTGTTGGGGCCAATGGAGATTCGAAGTTGGTTGAAAAGTGGGTTAGTCTTAAGGATGATTTGCGTCATTATGACAATTATGTTGTGATGTCGGAGGTTGCGGCTGCTGCGGCACAGTATTACGGGAAGAGTTTCAGTTTCGAGCCGGTTATGTGTGCGTTGGCACGTTTGAAGGATGAAAGGGATGAGTTTTTTAAACTTTATCTTTCACCAGAAGTTGTTAGTTAATTTGTTGTTGTGTTGTTGAACACAGGAAGGGTTTTTAAATCAGTTTGATTTGAAAGTGTACATGAGGGTCTTTTTTCCATGTACTAGTGTGACCTAGGGTTTTTCCGAATGGGAGTTTACCAAC